GCATCCCAATGATACAAACCCCCGTTTCTTTGACAAGCTAACGCATCTTCCCCCCAAGTAGCTGTACTCCAAAGTCTAAGAGAACGACCTGTAGTAGATACTCGAGGCCTACCCCAACCACCTCCACCCGCACCGAGAGTACCCCAAGAACCCCCTGACCAACCAGTAAGACCCCCGTTATCTGTAGAACCGACGCCTATTAAGTAATCTATTTCAACAGCACCACCGTCACCTGATGTAGAACCTGTAGCAACTGTACCAGAATCAATTATGTAGTTGTCACCGTCAACAACTTCTATAACAACGTATTCCCCTTCTAAGGTTATTCCATTTACAGCAGCAGCCTGAGAAGTCACATTAATAATATCATTTAAATTTAAACCATGAGAAGTATGTGTAATAGTTACCTCTGACTCTGTGTCAACTGTAGTAATGGGGTCAGTTAAAGAAGGAGTAATTCGTAACGGAGTAACGTCGTATTTAACATTACTTCTAACTATTTCTAATTTCTTTTCACTGGTACTTAGTAAAAAATTAATACCGCTTAAGTTATTCCAAGCCATCATTTTTCTAGGTGTGCCATCAAAAGTAGTAGATAAACCTGTTACAGAGTCTGTTAAACCTTCTGAAACAAAACCCCCCTGTTTTTCAACACGACTGTTCCTAAAACGTATTTTTTCAGATTCTACCCAGAAACCTTCAGAGTTATACTCTGTAGTATTTCTATGAACACCAGCTTTAAAATCGACAGCTTTTAACTGCTTACTACTAGACATTGATTAAGCTACTCCTGAGAAAATAATAAAGTTTACAACAAAGAATGGGTGCATGTTAGTATGGTCGTCACCCCCACCTGTTGCAGAAGTAGTACCTGTACCTATAACAGTACCTGCACCAGCAAACACATCACTAGGCCCACCCGTACCATTGGCACGATTAAACGTGTGTGTGTGGGAAGGTATTTCAGGTGTTGTTAGTGTATGGGATTCAAAACCACCAACAGTATTTACAGTACGATTTGTACCCGTACCACCACCTTCAGCAGTTAAACCTTGTCCAGACCCTAGAGGCGATCTACCAGCCCAGTTTGGTAACGTAATAGTTTTGTTACTAGACCAATCAACAGCAGCACTAGCGCCTCTGCCACCATTAACAGTGCACACACTGTCTGGGTATTGATTCCACAAGTGTACAAATAAATCTTCAAACTCGTTACTTGTTTGTGCTGCAGCAGAAGCCGCTGAACCAATAGTTGTTCCATTACAGAACTCCCACTGAGCTGGTGCAGTAGTATCCCCTGTCATCATTGTCATACCAACACTAAAAGGCGCTACGCTAAGTGTATTACCTACAGTATTAAAACCTGCTCCAATGTCTTTTGTAGCAAAATCACCAAAACCAAGATTGGATTGTGCAGTAGCTAAATCGTCTAAATCAGACAAGTTATTAGAAGTTTGTAAAATATCATCAATATTTAAATCAGGAAAAACTTTAGTAATAGACGTACCATTAGTATACAAGATTACAATATCCCCAGGATTAATATCTACGCCTGTAGAACCGCCTGACGGTTTAACTGTAACTGTAGAACCTGTATGACCTCCTTTTATAATGTAAGTCTTTTCAACCGAAGGAACCTCAAGTTCAATATTAGCTCCGACAGCTCCTGAAAGTTCTAAAACAAAATGTCTTGCTATATCCGAAGAACCTGAAGCCACTGTAGAAGCTATATCTACATTAGATGACCCTGCAACGTTAACAGTGCTGACTCCACTAATAGCCTCTTCGAGTAATTCGATGACTTGGTTATTAACCACCTGCCCCCAGGTTGAAGGATTTTCATCGTCATTTTGCTTAGTGATTCTAAGGTTTGTAGTATACTGTGGCATTTAATTTATCCTTTTAGCTTGCGCTATTTGCTGTATGTTCTATAGTGTTAGTACCTGACGAATCGGGGTTTTTAGGTACGTGTAACCCGTCTCTACGATTTCGTTTTTCTAAAAGATTCCAAGCGTCTCTAGCTCTTACGTATTTATTCTCCCAAATACTTACTTGATTCCACTCTTTCATAAAGTAGGCTAGTTCGACCATACAAGCTGTTTCAAGTACATCAGCAGCGTTTGTTATAAAGTAGTTAGTCGGATTAGTAAGGCCTAATTTTGTTGGCTCTTTAACGTACTTAATTGTATAAGAAAAATTAGAACTAGGGGTTGGTACAATTCTAAACTCTGTAGAGCTTTTGTCAGAGTAATACCTAGGTACACCTGTGTTTGTTGGGTTAGGCCAAAAGTCTATATTAAACGAATCATCTTTTCTCGTTAAAAAACTTCTTGTACCTGAATTAGTTATATAGATATAGTCAGCTGCCTTAAAACCATCAGGTTTCAGTAGTACTTCATTTGAAGACGTAACAGTTCCTGTTGTTTCTTTTTTAATCTCTTGAGCGTCTAACTCTCTAATGAGTCTTTCTTCTGCGTTATAAACAGCATTAGGAATATACTCTGCAAACTCAATTCCATCATCTTCTGCTATAGCCTGTAAAGAACTTACAAGAGTGGCGTAATTAGTAATAACCATGTTTTTTCCAACCATTCAAATTTGTAAACACCTACTGCACAAAGACCGAACATAAAACCGTAAACAGGTTCAGCCCAAGCCCAATCGTTGGTGTTAGTTATATTATACTTTATTTTGGCCATAGCCCAGTAACAAGGTACAAACATAAGACCTGCTAAGATAAACAAAGGATTCCACAAGGCTAAAGAAAAGGCCGCACCATCTATAACACCGCGCTGTATAGCCTTCTTAATGCCAAAAGAACGCCCTAAATCGGGGGTATCAATATATTCGTTATTGCCAATATTATTTATTACTGCACCAGCTTCTTTACCCATACTAAATTTAAACACATAAGTCGCACCCAACGCTAAGGGTACAAAAATCCAACCAAAAACATACCCAATAACACCGCCTATTATTAAAGGAGGTACATGATTGTCAATCCAAGAAGGTGCTGATTTCCAGAACTTACCAACCCATCCACCTTTTATAGAAACTGCTAAGGTAAATCCTAGTATTAATAAACTAATTGTCAGTACATCATTAAACATTATTCAGGTCCTTTTTTTGGCTTAGGATTATTAGCTTTAACACTCATACATTTCATAGCAATTGACTTTAGTTCTGCGGGAATGGTAAACTCAGTTTCAGTAGATAGCCATTTCATTATAGCGTCTAACTGTTCACCCACATCTGGATATCGTCTTTTACGCTCAAATAACACGTCAGATTTTTTTTCATCGTAATCTTTTTTAATTTCTGCATAGGCTTTAGTAGCAAAAACACCTTTAAATGAATATTTATCAACATACTCATACCTAAAATCCTCTGTATCATCTGGCTTTTTTTCATCTAGAATAATAAAGATATTTTCAAATGTATCCAAATCATTCTTTAAAGATTTTAATAGTTCAGAACCTACTATAGGGGGTAATGAGCAATTAGTCAGTTTTTTTAGTTGACCTATATCTAGTACAGAGTTATCTATTGTATTTAAAAATTGTTGTATCATCTTGTTATACCTTTATTGAAATTTATATCTAATTATAACTACGCCAGAGCCGCCAGAACCTCCATTAGCGTGTGTACCTGTGTTAACACCACCGCCTCCGCCTGAACCTGTATTAGCCGTGCCCGATGCACCAGTAGACGATGAACCATTACCGCCACCACCATCGCCTCCTAAACCACCGCTAGAACCTCCTTCAGTTGAACCGCCCCCACCGCCTGTGCGTGTAACAGCCGAACCTGTGATACTTGATGTTTTTCCGTCACCACCTTTACCTGAAAACGTACCTCCTGTGACAGCACTTTGACCAGCTTCACTTGCACCACCCCCGCCACCAGCCCCAAATGTTCCACCAGTAGCACCAAAGCCACCAACAAAACCTTGACCAGCAGTAGCAAGACCGCGTTCAACGGCGTTACGACCACCACCACCACCAGAGCCGCCAGAACCGACAAAGCCCGTAACAGATTGTCTGCCACCACGTCCACCACCTGTAGCAGTGATACCATTAAAAGAGGAATTACCCCCGTTTGTAGGAGTTCCAACAGAGCCTCCTATACCACCTGAACCTACCGTTACTGTATAATCTTGTGCTGTGACAGTAAGCCCTAATCCCTCACGATAGCCCCCAGCGCCGCCACCACCTGAATTACCACCTCCACCACCACCGATAATTAGTGTATCATCAAGTTCACCGCCTGTAGTAACTGTGAGTGTTCCACTAGACGTAAATGTGTGAACACGATAATCACCGTCTGTGGTAATTGTACCACCAGTAGCAGATACAAAAGAACCACCACTAGAAGAAAATAAAGTAACAGGTTTTACAATCGGCATTAACTAAAATCTCCTTGCATCACGCCTCTAAGGTTTGTTCCATCACAATCAAAATAAATAAGGTCAATGTCACCAGCACCACTAGATAAAGTAGGAGGTGTTCCACCAGCCCACTTAAATACACTGTTCCAAGTAATCGTGCGAGTACCTGTTCCGTCTTGAATTATCTCTAAACGATATGTCCCCCCTGCTACTAGATTAGTAGGCGCTGCCATCGTTCTGTTTCCACCTAGCGTCACCTTAGCTGTTTGCTGTGTAGCCAAGTTCCAATTAATAGTAGCACCGTCAGTTAGTGTAACTGCACCAAAATTCTGTTGTGCTGTAAAAGACGTAGTAACATCACTCTTAACTGTGTCAGCATCATAAGCCTGAACATCTGTTCCAATATCACCAGTAGCAGCTGTACCTGCATCAGAGATTGTAGCCATTAACTGTGTACCAGTATGGTTATCTCTATCTAGTAAGTTAGCATCAGTGTCGTTAGCAGTAGCGCCTGTTGCTATACCTGACAACTTAGTTTCTTCTGCTGTTGTATAAGAGGCTGTTGTGTTATCTAACACAGTATCATAGGCTTGCACATCGACACCTATTTCTAATTCTAGTGCAACTCTAGCATCAGCTGCTGTACCAGAACCCGTACCCCCGTTAGCAATAGACAATTCAGTACCAGACCAATTAGAGTTATTAATAGTGCTAAGAGTTGCAAGAGAACCAGCATTTGAGATTGTTGACATTAATTGAGTGCCAGTATGGTTGGCTCTAGCTAATAAATTAGTATCAGTGTCGTTAGCAGTAGCGCCATCATCAACATTTAAAATTGCTCTAGCATCACTAGCTGAAAGAGTCTCGGGGCTTCCTGTACCCGCTGTAGTACGTCCTATAAAGCTATCTGTAGCTACATTCTGCATCTTGGCAAAGGTTATAACAGTATCATCAACAGTCCAAACAGCCCCAGAACTAGAAACTGTAATGTCACCCTTATCGCCGTCAGACAGACTTCCCCCGCCTCCCTGAGCAACCCATGCGTAATCAGAACCATCCCAAGATAAAACCTGATTGGTTGTAGCACTACTTTGATTTAAATGTGTATCAATAATAGGTTCTAAAGAAATATCAAAAGACCAATAGCCGTCTAAAGCAGATAAAGGAACTTTTTCATCAATAGTTTGATTCTCACGTCGTATAACTAGAAGATCGTTAGCAGACAAAGCACCTGCTGTCCCTAGTTCTCTAATTGTTTTACCGATGTCTTTTGTTGTAGCCATAGTTTATTCCTCTACTGCATTGAAAGTAAATTTAGTATCATCATCTACGTGAACAAACACTTTATTGTCATCAACAAACCAACCGTAGAAAATATCGTTGTAAGGTACGTGTTCAAGAACCTCTGGTGAGAGGGTTGAAGAAATTCCTAGAACAGCTGAAGCTGTATATTTAAACCTTTTCTCATCCCTAAAGTCGAAAGTATAAGGTCGAGCGTTGGGTACAGGTTTAGGATCGCCAGTCTTTAAATATCTTTGTTTATTGTTACACGGGTGCTCAGTAATAGAAAACATGCCGTCGGACATTGACTTATGAACTAAAAAGTTAGTCCCAGGTTCTTTAACCATTTCTGACATTGGATATCGAAAACCTGAACGATCACAAATCGCACTCGGCCCATTTCTCCACCCTCGTTTTGTTTTTCTCATTAATTTAACCTAACACCTAATTTACCTATCTCGAATGTAAAGTAGTCACCATCTTGTATTGTTCTTTCTGGGTGAGACTTACCAAATAAGATTAGATTACCCGCCGTACTTGCGTCAAAGATACCTATATAACCAATGTGACCCCAGTCACCTCCATCAGCCTGAAACTCTAGTTCATTTGTATTAGTGGCTATACCATTACTAGAAGATGAGAATGTAGCCTCAAGCCTAGTATAACCGTTACCTACTATTTCTGTGCCAGTACCTGTATCAAGAGGGTCAGTTAGAAAAAGACCTACATATAGGTTAGCTGGCATAGTGAACTCTGAACTACCTAATAAATGATCTAATAATTTATCTTCGGCATATTTACTTAATACACTCATACTTATACTTTCCCTAGATGTGCTGGTTTGATTACGAAGTCAACTCTTTCTTTGTCTTCTTCAAAAGTAGGTTGCTCAACCTTCATGTAATCTCTTTCAGCTCTAGCTTTTATATCTTCTGGAATACCTTCTCTAGAAATAGCTATCTCATATCTAAGTTTTTTAGTGACATAAGGTAAGTATCTTGACGGTATATCTATTTTTTGATAGGCGGCTGAAACATCCATTATCTTTTTAGCTACCTTCAACTTTAGTGTGTGTGATGTGCTAGACGACGGTGTGGGCCAAATATCGATAAGAACGTTATCTAAAAGTCTATTAGTCGCTATAACTGTAGGGCGATCAGATGTTTGTGTCTTATTAGTGATTTCAAAAAACTCCTTAAAGGATATTCTGTTAAGGGGTATTGCATTGCTTGTTGCGGTATTGATTGTAACGGCCTCTAGGACGTCGTGTACGTCTGTATCAAGAGTATATGAGTTAACACCAGCCGATAACGTAACAGTGTCGTCTACGATCTTGTGAAGGGGTATACCGAGGTTCATAAGCTCAATTAGAATCAGGTTTAGTTTAGTACGCGCTTTACGAGCATCATCAGCTGACACATGTTCACCACCTAAACCATCTTGAGCCTCCTCAATAAGTTCGTGTACCTCTAACCCAAAAGATGTTGTGTTACTAAGTGTTGCGTTTGACATCTATTAGAACCTTCCTTGTACTTTAGCATTTCCCGCTGTACCTGTTTTTATCACACGAATATACGTCCATGTACCGACCAAAGAAACAAAACCTGAGGCTGTAACTTCGGCAATTTCTGTAATATCAACAGCAGTCAACGTAGAGAAGTCTTTTTCAATACCTTTAAACCTCTGTGTAATACCTTCAATAGTAATCGTGTCACCAGAGGTTAGAGAGATTTGAAGTGTGCTGGGGTTAAGATCGCTAAAGTCGACTGAGTCTACCTGTACCCAATCTGTAGTACCAGCGCCAGCTTGATTTAATAAAACTTTGTGAGTTACGTTTGCCATGATTAATAAAGTCCTTATGTATATGAATGAGTTTTTGTAATACTTAATTATACCACAATAAACAAATAGCCCCAAGAAGGGGCTACAAGTATTTTTATGTAATCTTTAGTAAGGCTTAGCTACCTGCTGAAGCAAACCATTGGCGTGGGTTAGTAACACCGAAGCTGTAACGCTCACGATACTTAATCAAAAGATCGTCAGTGTCAAAGTTATTGTCACTAGAACCTTGCAAGGCTTCACGAACAAACATTTTAGTTCCGTTAGGAATGCTTGTACGAACGTACCATGCGTCAGGATCATTTAGACGACGGTTAACGAAGATACCTTTAGGAAACTTCCCAGAAGTACGTAGAACGTTTACGTCGTTTTTGTTACTAACACGAGTTGCTCCACCAGCTGTTGACGTCATAGGTGTCACAGAGCTTTCTGACTTCAAGATACGGTGAATATCAAATTCCAAATCGGCAGGAATATGGATACTCTCAGCACGAGCTGAAATCAAGATACCACGGTCATTAGTCATTTTAGAAATGCTAATACAGATATCTTCTAGAGCTGATTCAGAAAGTTCTGAACTACTCAAGTTAGAAAACGTATCACCGTTAGCCATAGGGTGAGTAGCTGAGAATAGTGCTTGACCATCACCGATTGCGTAAGCTGGGTTAAACCCTCGGTTAAATGTAGCACAAGCTTTCACCTGTTTAGTATCAGCCATTGATGTACCTAACTCTTGACCTTTAGCTTGGCCAATAACGTCATAAAGATCGTCATCAAAAGCTTCTTTAGTAAACTTAAGCCCAAGTTTGTAGGTTTCGTGTTGGTAACGGGCTGTCCATAACTCTTGAATTGAATCATAAGTTACAGCTCCACCTTCACCAGATTGCACAGCACCACCTGTCCCGCCGTACATTACTTCTTCTTCAAAAGCTCGTTTTGAATTCAAAGTATCATACATAGGTGCGTGTTCCATCGGGGTGTCTCCATAGGAAAGACCAACGATTTCGTGTACACCTGGAACAAGAGCACTAGCAATAGCAGCGCGA